AATTTTTTTGCCTATCATTCTGTATAGTTATAGATGCTCGGTACTGCGCATCTGTCGTTTAAGTAAGGTAATTCCATTGTAATGTCTATCTTAACTCCTGCAAGATAGTCAGGGTCGCTTTCAGTAAAGTAAGTCAATGGAGCAGTATCGCCAATATCCCAAATTGCTTTAGGATAACGTAACTGAGCCACTATGTCTTGACCTACTAAAGTCATATCGCTAAGTACTTCGGTTTCGTTTGTTTCTTCCATTAACATTCTATCCATAAAATAAAGGCTAAAATTATAGGTAATATTTTTAGCGTTTATAGTAGCACCCGTTAAAGTGTAGAACATAGCGGGGTAAGTAACCTCGCCATTAGACAAACGTTCCCACACATCTCCGAAGTAAACAAAGTTAATTTGTTCGTGGTCGTTTCCGAGTGTCGTTATTTGTTTGACGATTTGGTTTAAGCTCAGGCTCATTCTTAATTTTTTCTAAATAAACACGAAGTTTATTTTGGTTTTTAATTGTTGTTACTTTACTCATAATTAGCAATCACTACAACCCCTGTTCCCTTGATAAAGTTCCTCGAAGCTTTTACCTGCGCAGCAATCAAAATCTCCTAACCATATGCTCGTTGTATAAGCATCATTCTCAGGGTGTATTGCATCAATGCCACTTCCAGGATTAAGGTACTCAGGATAGAGTGTAGAATATTCTTTTAGGTATTTAATCATTCTTTGCTTGTAGAACTCCGCTCTTGCTTTATATCTATTCGCCACGTCAATCATATCCTGCATCGAAGGGTTTTCGGTATTCTCTCCACCCTTCCTTAACAAGCCTTTGTTATAGAACTGATAAGACAAGCCCATTGGCAATTCACTAAGTACATAATGCACCAAAGTATCTGCTAAGTATTGGTCTAATAAGATAACCTCGTTTGCGTTCAAGTTGTTTGCCGTAATACCTGCTTGAAGTCGGTTGTATAAAGCACTTCCAAGCGCAGGTAAGATGTACATATCTTGTGCGGTCTTAATCTCAGGCAATACAAGTTTTTCGTCTACGTTAGCGTGTAAGCCAGACCTGTCTTTAATATTCTGTACGCTTATGAATAATGTGTTTAAGCTCATTTCTTATTTTTTTCTCGTTACTACGTTTGTTTTCCACTCGTGCCTACAACTTGGAGAATGGGTATTAGTTCCAGGCTTAGTGTACCAACCGCCACCTCTATTCCAAACACTATAACCAAGCCTTGCACTCATTGACTCAATCTCACTACGGCTATACATCTTCTTAGCATCTAATAAGTGTACGCAGAATGGTCTGCTTGTGCCTTTGTTAGCATTGCTAAAGCCCGACTTCCACTCGTAAGAATAACGAATTAATATTTCTGTTGTTGTAGGTTTTACTGCACCAACTGTTACACCTAATGGCTTTACTAATTCTCTCTCTATAATTACATTTGAATTATCGCCTTTGCCTATTGTTTTAGAAATAGTTTTAATGATGTTTCTTTCTTCTAAACTTTTTAGGATAGCAACAATTTCAGGTATAGTAACCTTTAAAACATCGGCTAAAACATCGGTTGTAATATTCTTTTGTTTGCTGATTTGGTCTAATACGTTTGCTTCTAATTGGTTTACATCGGCAAATGTTTGGTAATCGTCATCATCACTAAACCTTGTCTTACTTTTAAATATTTGAAATTGCTCTCTATCTTCTCCAAACTCATAGAATATCTTGTAGTCATCTTCGCTAAACTCTAACTCTTCAGAACCTAACCAAGTAGCAACTTCCTCATCGCTTAAAGCATAACCACCTTTTAACATAGAACTTGCTTGTTCTCTTGTTATCTTTCCCTTGTTAAAGTCCCTAATAATACGCTGCATATTTTGCCACTCTCTACCTTTTAAGCCTTTAATATGCTCGTTTACGCTTAAAGGACTTGCTGCCATTGGTTGCTCACTTTCAATAGGCAATCCATATTTAGTAGGGTCAATACCAAGCTTCTCTAATATCCATTCTTTTGGTGCTACTTCTTTAATTACGCTTTCGCTAAAGTCAATACCGATTGGGTCTACTGGTTGAAGCTTTAACTCTTCGGTAACTCCTGCATATTGTCCAAGCATATTAAATACGCCTTCGATTTGCATTTGCTTATAGCGTACATAAGTATTGTTAAATATCTCGTAGCTATCTCTTAATTGTTGTCTATTTCCTAATTGACCAGGAACGGCAATACCGAACAAGTCAGGACTTGTAATTTGGTGTCCGCTAAATATGTTAGTTTGAATTAACTCGTCTACACGGCTAAAATCTTCTTTAGTTAAATCACTTGCACCTAAATCATCTACAATAGGCTTACGGGTTAAATCGTTTACAAACGCAAGTAAATACTTCTTGCCGTCTGCACCCGTATACATATTGTCGAATTGTCTACTAACAAGTCGCTTCTCTTCAGGGCTTGGCTCTCCGTTTGGTAAAGTAATAAGTTTACTTGCAGAAAACCCTGTTTGAGCATTACCTAAAACGTGCTTACTTACTTCTACATCACTTTCAATATAGTTAAGTGCGCCAAAATAACCAGGAAGGCTATAAACATTCATTCCAGGGCGATACTCCTTAACGTAAAGTATCTGTACACCTTGTGGGTTAGCAGGGTTAAACGCATTGTAAATTTCAGCTTTTTCTTGGTTGCGTGTAAGCTTCCAATCGTCTTTATACCAAAACTGCGTGTTGTCTTTATTGGTTCTAATCTTTGTATAATCACAATGCCACAACTCCGCTACTTGACCGCCCATTACACTCCAAATAACTTGGATATAAGCACCGCCAAATAGTTCTAAATCTAAAGCAACCTTTTTAGTAAGGTCATTTAAAGTTTCTTCTCTATTAACTTGTTTAACAATAGGCTGCTCACCTGCCCAACCATTACCAACAATGTAGTTTACTTTGCCTCTTACGATAGCATTGTGCTTGGCTGACTTGTTAAAAAGGTCTAATAGGTATTGCGGATAGTCATTATTTTGACCATATTGCATATATCCCTCGCCTTTTTTCTCTTTATATTCTGGTTGCTTTGCTTCCGCAAATGTCAATACTTGTATTTCCATTATTGTCTAATTGTGAATGTGCTTGTTGTTTCGTATTCTGTGAATGATATAGTTGTTCCCTCAAGCTCCATAATGCCTGTTTCAAGCAGGTTTAAGCCCGTAGGATTTAGGTTTGAAGGACTTGCTTGTTCGTAAACTGAGTAAGTGTATTGCCCGTTTAAAGACGTATTAAAGTAGCTATTAACTACAATGCTAAACTCATTGTAACGTTCCTTGTAAGTACTTATGTCTGTATTGTTTAGCTTAACAAATTTGATGTCCGTATTTGTGCTTCTATTCTCGAAAATAAATAGATAATTAGGACTTGTAAGCGTTTGCTTCTCAGTCAAGGTAAGTATTATGTTTTGGGTTTGCCCCTTAGTTAATCTTATCACAACTATAAATATAAAGTAATGCGATTGTTTGCAAAATAAAAAACCCCCACCTAATTAAAGGCAGGGGCATCTATATACAAAACCAAAACAACCTAAGAACCTGCGGTGGTTAATTGACCTGCCACAGTTGAGTTTACCTCTGGAGCAAGGGCTGGCTCTGCACCTGTAAAGGTAAGAGTATAACCGCTTCTGTCTCCTTCAGCCGTTCCTGTACCTGCGTTACCGCCTGTAAGGTCTAAGCCTCTTTGTTTTCCTAAATACCAATATTTATTATTGTTATCTTTAGCAACTGCTACTAAAGTGTTTTGAGCTAACAACAAGATTTCGTTTCTTGTATTAGCTTGTAATTTGTTTAAAACGATAGTTAATTCTGGAGCGTAAAAGATAGTTCCGTTTTGTACGTTTGCATTAACATTCTCAACTAATTGAGAAGTGCCTTTTACAAGTTCGTACTTAAAGAACTTCTTACCAGATGCTTTTACTAAAGCGGTAATTACACCACTCGCCTCTGTTGTAGAGGTAACATCTCCTGCCGCCATAAAATAAACTTCGGTTATACCACCTAAACTGTCTTTGCAGTCAAGAGTATAATTTTGAGTTAAAGCACAAGGCATATTGTTGAATTTAATTAGTTTGAAAAAAGTGGGGGATATATTTCAATCCCCCTATAAATTATGCAAGAACGAAAGCAGCAACTTCGTCAGGGAATGCGATATTCACACCCATCTTGAACTCACTTACGAAACGAACTTGGTCAGCTTCTTTAGCGTAGAAAATTTCAAACTTCTCTTCTTCGTTCAATAAGTCAGTACCTAAGAACAAGTTGCTTAAACGCATAGCGTAAACTTTGTTAGTTCCGTTAAGACCTGCAACTGCAATAACTTTAATTGTAGTACCTGGTAATACAAATTCGCTATCAGCTTTAACGTCTATTTGGTAATTGAAAGAACCGCTATTCTTAAGAGCAATAGTGTAAGTACGGAATAAATCTTGACCGCAGAAGATAGTCATATCGTCAGCAGCTACTACATCAGCAGGGATTGCACGATAAACACCATCAAAGATAGAGATTACGTTTGCAGAAGTAATAGAAGATAAAGGCGCACCTGAAATAAAAGTAGAAGCGTTTGCAGCAACAACACCTGAAGCAGCACCGATTAACTTAACAAGACCATCGAACTTGTTTAAGTTTACGTTCACACTTGAAGTGTCTCCTTGCCATAAAGCAGTTTCTAATTGTGCAGCGATAGTTTTAGCTTTCTTATCGGCATATTCTTGCTCGAAAGGAATGCTATCGTACATAGAACCAGTAGGTAAAGCTTTTTGTAAATACTTAGCTTCAAGGTCTTTAGGACAAAGAGCTTCGTTTACTTTAATTTTACCTGGAGTTACAGTACGTTGAGTAAAAGTTGTAGAGCCAGAAGCATTGAAACCACAAGTGCCACCTGCTTGAAAGATAGCATCAGTTTCCATAATGTTAATCTTCTCGCTTGACTTTACTTTTATTTTTATTTGTTTAATAAAGCGTTTCTATATTTCTCAATTCTATCGTACTTCATATCTTTTGTAGTTACGTTAGAACCGAATGTTTGTTTTGGTTGCGCAATAGGTTCAGCGTTAGGTGTCTTAGTAAGTGCTTCTATAAGTTCAGCTACTTGACTAAAGCCATTCTTAACTTTTGCCTCTAATTGCGCTACTTGTGTTTTAAGACCTTCGTTTTCAGCTACTAATTTTGCGATTTCGTCAGCCATTTTCTCGTCAATCTTGTTGCCTAATTCAGCAGGAACTTCTTCAGCTTCTTTTGCTTCAGCTTCAGGAGTTTCGATTGATAAGATTTTTGCAGCTTCGTCTAATACGATTTTAGTGCCGTCTGCTAATTGGTGTTCTCCCATTGGTGCAGGACTTCCGTCTTCCAATGTAACTTGACCACCGATAGCAAGTTCGCTAATCATAACCTTAGTTCCGTCTATAAGGCTATATTCTGCGAATGTAACAGGTACTTCTTCGATAGGTGCAGGAGCAGGTGCAGGAGCATCTACCATTGGCATATCTTCGAATAAAGCCCTAATTTGCATAATTGCATCTTTTGCGTTCATCATTCTTTTTGTTTAAATATTAATAAAAGATTTTGTTTATCATTTAACTCGTTGCAATATTTCCTTTATTGCATTCATAAGTTCTTGTTCTTTAGTCGGCTTTGTCTTATAGGTAAACAACCCTTCTACACTAAAGCCTTTGAATTTACCCTCTTTAACATCGTTCCACACGCCTTCATTGTCTACTTTGAACGAGCCAAACCACGAGCCGTCAGGTGCATCTTCAAAACCTTTCATAGGTAATATGCCACGGCTTTCGTCTGTAATAAAGCTTTCAAACATAGTAACCCCTTCTACTTGTTGTTCAGGAGAGTGCATCAAGTTTACATTTGATTGGTAGCCTCTTTTGAAAAACTTTTGAGCAATCTTAAAAATAGTATCTTTACTAAAGACCACATAATAATCGCCGTAAGTAGCATCACTGCGAAAAATAGGTACATCAGCCAACATAAGAGGTCCAGAAATAATACGCTTATCTTCGCTAACCACTTCAAAGCGTTGTTGGTTTTTAAAGGCATTCCAATTCTTTTGAATAGCAGGTCTATCTACGAGTGCCACATAATCAACCTCGGCATCGTCATTCATATCCTCGCTAATGTCTAATAAATAAATAGGTAAGTCCATATTCGTAAATATTAAGTGTTTTAAATTGTTATCATTTAACCGAACCTTGCTCTTTGCTTGATAGCTGCAATACGTTGCTGATTGTTTGTAACATCGCTTTCTACAACATAGCTTCTCACGGCTTGGTTGCCAAGTGCATTAATAGATTGGCTATCTAAAGTAGTTGTTTGGGCTTGTGGTTGTGGTGGGGCAACGGGCGCAGAAGCATTTAAGCTTGGGGTACTTCCACTACTTCCACCAGGAACTCCTGGCAATGGTGTACTAATAATCTTCTTTACGCTTAGTAAACCTTGTGCGATTGTGCTACCTGCCGCCACGAAGTTAAAAGGAAATGGTACATCTTTTAAGGCTCTTGTCGCACCAGTATAAGTATTCATTACCGCTTGTGCAATACTAAGTGCCTTACCTGCCGCCGACTCTTTACCTACTATCTCAATAGCAGTATTAATACCCGTATTAAGTATTGCTAACTTTTGGTCTTGCACCGCTCTTTCTATTGCAATCCTACCCGTTGCGGTTTGTTTATCAAAGGCTTCTAATTCGGCAGCCGTTGCTTTTCTTGCTACCATATCCTTCCTTTCTAACTCCCTTCTTTTATCGTATAAATCGAATTGGTCTTGGAATGTAGCCTCGCCTAAAGCCTTATTTAATTCATAGTCAGCTTGTGCTAATGCAATACTGTCTGCTCTAAACTTAGCTTCTTTATCTAATTTAGCTTGTAATATAGCAGCATCTAAGGTAGTAATTTGATTATTTATTTCTGCTTTCTTTTCAGCAAAAGCAATTTCTGCATCTGCTCTGGCTTGTGTACCTGCTTTAGTATTGTTAATATTATCTTGTAACCTTTTTAATTCTAATGCAGCTTCTTCTTCAGCTATTTGCTTTTTAGTAGTTTGTTTTAATACTTCGTCTTTGATTAAATCAGCATTAATTTTTCTTTGGTCAAGTGCTATTTTGTTTGCACTTGCTGCAAGTGAAGCATCAATAGCAATTTTTTCCTTACTTAATGCTACTGCATTA